ATTAATGCAAATACTGAAATCGATTCGATTAGAATTCTTAATCCAGGTATTGGTTACACAGAAGCACCGACAGTTTCTCTTGCAGGATTCTCTACGATTGGTGTTGGAACATTTGTATATAATGAAATTATTACCGGAGAAACTTCTGGAACTACGGCAAGAATCAGAGACTTTAGAACTACAGTATCTCCATTCCCAGGAAATCCTCCCGTCACCAATGTTAGAGTATCACTAAATACTGGTAAGTTTAGTGTGGGTGAAATTGTTGTCGGATCAATTTCTTCCGCCAGATATGTTGTTTCACAATATGATGATGAGAGTTATGACAACCCATATGATGTTAATGAAGAAATCGAAACAGAAGCAGACGGCATACTAGATTTTACAGAGTCAAATCCATTTGGTAATTATTAATGTTAGGAACCTATTTTTATCACGAGATAATAAGAAAAACTATTATTAGTTTTGGAACTTTATTTAACAACATTTCAATTCGACACACTAAAAGTGATGGTAGCATCTTAGATGAGACTAAAGTTGGTCTTTCTTATGGACCAATGCAAAAATTCTTGACAAAGATTCAAGAGCAAGAGCAGTTATCAAAATCGATTGCAATTACTCTTCCAAGAATGTCATTTGAGATGACTAGGATTCAGTATGATCCAACTAGAAAAACTGGAGTAACTCAAACGTTTAAGGCAAACGATACTACCGACAATAAAACTAAAAAAGTATTCATGCCGGTTCCTTACAATATTGAGTTTGAACTTAATATCTTTAGTAAGTTGAATGATGATGCCCTTCAGATCATCGAACAAATACTTCCATTCTTTCAACCATCATTTAACTTAACTGTTGACTTAGTTGAGTCAATCGGAGAGAAAAGAGATATTCCTATTATACTTGATAGTATTGATTTTCAGGATGATTATGAAGGTTCTTTTGAGACCAGAAGAGCACTCATTTATACTTTAAGATTTACTGCAAAGACTTATCTCTTCGGTCCTATTGCAGACTCTTCTGATGGACTTATTCGTAAGGTTCAGGCAGATCTTTACAGTGATACAAATACTCAAACTGCAAGACGTGAAATGAGATATACTGTTGTTCCAGATCCAATCAGTGCAGAACCAGGTGATGATTTTGGATTTACAGAAAATTGGTCTTTCTTACCAGATTCTAAAGAGTATAGTCCAACTAGACAAGAGGATATTTGATTGTTATGAGTAATAATTATGATTCCATCGATGAAGCACTCAATACAACGAGTGAGATTGTTGAGGTAGAACCTGTTAAGAAAAAACCAGAGATTGTAAAATCTAAAGAAGTTGATATTGAGAAAGACTATGAATATAGTCGTGCTAATCTCTATTCCCTCATAGAGAAGGGTCAAGAGGCAATTAACGGTATTATGGAGGTAGCAGGTGAAGGGGGCAGTCCAAGGGCATATGAGGTTGCTGGACAGTTGATTAAGAGTGTTGCGGATACCACTGATAAGTTGATTGACTTACAAAAGAAACTCAAAGATGTGGAAGAGGATTCAAAGAAAACGATTGGTAATGTGACTAATAATGCAGTCTTTGTTGGGTCAACTTCAGAACTTCAAAAAATGCTGAAACAAGGTTTTCTAAATAGTAATGACTCAAACACTAAAAATGAAAAGGTGTAAGCAAGGACACTATTATTGTTATAAAGATAAAAAGTGTAAACGAATCCCAACAGGATATCGTGTGGGTCTTGGTGGTTGGCTCCGCAAAGAAAACGGAGAGGAACAAGAAGATACAAAGAAGAATGGAAATCACTCGAATGGAAATGGGAATGGGAACTCTAATGGGAGTTCTGATGGTGGAGGCGTCTCCGAAGGTTGGAGTCAAAAGTATAAAAGGTCTATCGATTGCAATAACCCAAAAGGATTTTCTCAGAGAGCACATTGTCAAGGAAGAAAGAAGATGAGTGAAGAAAAGAAAGATCACGAATACTCTATGGCAAGATCTGAATTGAAAACCGTTACTAATGCTGCCAAACGTCTTCAAAAGAAGATGGGTAAAAAAGGTGAGGGTAATCTGCAAGCATGGGTTCAATCAAAAATTACCAAAGCAGCAGATTATATTGATACCGCAGCAGATTATGTAACCAACGAAGAGACTGTCAAAGAAGAGGGACTTCGTGATTGGTTTGGTAAATCCAAGTCAAAAGATGGCAAAAGTGGTTGGGTTAATGTTGTTACAGGTGGAACCTGTGCAAGTGATGAACCTGGTGAAGGAACACCAAAGTGCGTTTCTTCAGCAAAAAGAGCAAGTATGAGTAAGGCAGAGAGACTTTCTGCTCAAAGAAGAAAAAAGGCAGCAGATCCGGGACAGCAACAAAAATCTGGTGCTGCAAAACCAACTTACGTTTCTACAGACCCAAAGAAAAAAATGAAGAAAGAAGAAGTAGAAGTAACAGAGGCAAAAGACAAACCAGGTAAAGGTAGTGGTAAAAAGGATGCCTGTTATCATAAAGTAAAGTCACGTTATTCCGTTTGGCCTTCTGCATATGCCTCTGGAGCACTTGTGAAGTGCCGTAAGGTTGGTGCTGATAACTGGGGAAATAAGTCCGAGAGTTACGATTTCTCAAACTGGAGAGAAGATTTCAAGGCAACTGAATATGAGTTTGTTGATCTTATCAAACCAGAACCACTAAAAGGTGAACAGATTGATGAAGGTCAAAAGTGTTGGAAGGGATATGAGAAAAAGGGAACTAAAAAAATGTTTGGTAAGACCTATAATAACTGTGTGAAGAAAGAGGAAAATGAAATTAATGAGGCAAAGCACACACCAACAAAATCTGATTTAGAATCAAAAATTGGTGGAGGTAATCTCAAGAAACTTTCAAAAAAAGCATCAACAAGAATTGATTATGATGTTGATGGTGATGTAGATCCCAATGACAAAGTTGAAAAGAAAACTGGAGAATATGGAGAACAACTTCCAACTCCATTTGGTAAGTTTAGAACTGGAGATTCTAAAAAAGTAAAAGTTAAAAAAGAAGAGTTTTATGATTGGAGAGCAGAACTTGATGAGGATTGGCAAAAGGTCAATAAATCCGATAAGACTGATGGTATGAGTCCTGCAGCAGTTAAGGCATATCGTCGTGAGAATCCTGGTTCTAAGTTGAAGACTGCCGTAACTGGTGATCCAAAACCAGGAAGTAAAGATGCTAAACGCAGAAAGTCTTTCTGTGCAAGATCTAAGGGTCAACAAGATATGCATAACATTGATTGCTCCAAGACCCCAGACAAACCCGTTTGCAAAGCCCGTCGTCGCTGGAAGTGCTGATCAATGAAAAGTTTTCAACAATTTCTCTCAGAAAGTATCACCATCAATGGTGACTTCAATGGAACCCTCAACGTAGGGGGTTCTCAACCAGAACCTGCACAAGAGTCTTTCTTTGCTGATGTTATGTGGGAAGGTAAACTTTACCGTTTAGAAGTAGAAGGCAAGATGCTTTCTAAGAACGAACTTGCAGAACAAATTCAAGATGAATATCCTGGAGCAATTGTTCATCAGATTTATCCTGGTCAGGTAAATACTTCAAGAATCAAAAACGCACAGAGATATCAACCAGAAAGATTATCGTGGAGTGATTAATGGCACAGTGGAATAAAAATACACAAGACTTTCTAAATCAAGAAAGAACACTTTTTGAAGTTCCTTTGATAGCAACAAGGGATGGAAATGTTGTTGATAATCTCAATAGATTTCCAGTAAGTGTAAATCCTGATGCTTTTGGGAGAACTAGAATATCTCAACCACTTACACTATTTGATAGTTCTCACAGATATAGAGATAATAATCTTTGGGAAAGTTTGATTGTAGGCACTGGTTCTGCGGTTGGATTTGTAACAACTCAAGGATTAGTCAATATTGGTATTGGAACTACTGCTGGTTGTTCAGTAATTAGAGAAACTACTAAGACATTCTCATATCAACCAGGAAAATCTTTGCTTGTGTTGAATACTTTTGTTCCTGCCGCACCAAAAGAAAATCTAAGACAAAGAATTGGATATTTTGGTGCCGATAATGGAATGTATTTTGAGATTAATGGTACAACTCCTTATTTTGTGGAGAGAAGTTTATCTACTGACACTGAAAGTTCGGTAGCACAAGATGATTGGAATATTGATAAGTTAGATGGCACTGGTGTTTCTGGTATTACAATAGATATTTCCAAAGCACAAATTCTTTGGATGGATATTGAGT